GGTCGTCTAACCCGCGTGCTTAGCCCAGCGTAAAAGATTCCTTTTTTTCTATAGATTTGCCCTCAGCCCACAACGTGCCTCGCCACTTTGAGCCCTTACGAGTATTAACCCTAGCGAAAACAGGTCTCAGATTCTTCCAGTTGAAGCAAATAAGCGCATCGGACTTCTCTGCGAAATCAAAGGATGCACACGGCCTAATATGATCAATGTGCCACTCTTTACGGTTTTCCCAAGTCATCCCGCTTTTAAACTGACTCTCTAAGTGCTGACGCATAAAATGGGCGCTGCAACCAAACAAATGAATGTAACGACGAGAGGTCGATTTTACAAACTCCCGCAACTTTTTCCTAAGCATAACAACCCTTCTTTTTCTAGGCAGATTTCTAGATTCTACCGACTTGAGGTATTCGCTCATCGGACGGCATGCTTTGCCCGTCTTCATTGTTATCCAATGACGGACATATTCCCGCGTGCCTGACTTGTAAGGGTTGTTTCTGTGTAACGACCTTCGATCAGCAAATCTAAGGTAATCATCTACTACTCCGCGCCATTCATTACCCCAGTCCTTTGCGCTCATAAACGGAGCTGGTTGCTTTGATGGAAACGCGGGCGACTTTGTTCCCGCGTTGCAGGTAAATCCCGCTCGGATTAGCCAGTTCCTAGTCGTTACAGGGCAAACCCCAATCTGCTTCCCTATCGACTTAAACCCATATCCCATCCGCTTAAGATAGATCACGCGAAGCTCGTTGTCTCCGATGTTCGGCATACTGAACACCTTCGCGGCCTGAGAAGCGCGCTTGCCTGCCTTGCAAGGGCGAGATAACAACCATTCAAGAGTTGCGACTGGCTTTCTCACTTTATCCCCCCTGTGTCTTGACCCTCAAAAGCCGCCAAATCGCTTTAAATCGCACGCAGCGGCGTCTGGCGAGCCATCCTGAGCACGCTGCAAACCGCGGTTTCACGGCGCCGCCTCCCGGTCCGGCCGCTCGGCTTCATCCGTCGCCTGCCGGTAATCGGTCATAAGCTGAGCAAGCGCCGGGAACACCAATCGCACGCGCTCGATCTCGTGGGCCCACTCGTAATGCAACGCCTGCCTCGTCCTGCCGGTCTTCGCGGCCATCTCGCCGAACGACTGCCTGACCGCCGACACATCGCCCGACCCAAGCCTTAGCGTCACGAGAAACATCGTCGGCGATAGGTCCGCCAGCGTCCCCAGCCGTCGGCATAGGTCCGCGGCGCTGGTCATCCGCAGCTCGTGCAGCTCAACGAGCCGCTCCATGATCTCAGCCGAAAGCCGTCCCGCGTCCGACCGTGCGCCGTCATAAGACGCCTCGTAGGTCGTTGCGCGGTCGTATGTCGCCGTAATCACGTCAGGTCACCGACCGGGTTGTGAATCAGCTTCCGAAGCTCCGGCGAAATCTCCACCGCGTTGATCCCGTCGATGCCGAGCTGCCCGATGCTCTCGCGCTGCTGCAAGATCAGGATCAGCGCCCGAATCTTTTTGATGCGCTCGCCATATTCGCGGGTGATTGTCTTGCGCTGCATCTCCAGCGTGGTGATGGCCCTCGCCGCCCGTGCTGAGAATCGCAGCGCCTCAAGTTCTCGTTGATCTTGGTCGTGTGTTTGGGTCGTCGTCATGTGTTGCCCCATCGCTTTTGACGCATTGCGCTCCGTGTCAATCACCAAGCCACTTCGGCCTCGCGCTCAATCACGGTGAGCCCGTTGTTTCGGTGCGTCCGGTAAACGATTCGATACTCCGGTCTCGACGCCAGCCACTCGTCAATCGCCCGATTGATGCCCTCGCCGCCGTCGTCTCCCGTCACGCCGAACGTCTCGGTATCGTGGAAAACAATCCAGCGCCGAACCGCGTCGCCGTGAATCGCCAGCTCTTGCCGCACTTGGTCGTAGCGGTGCAGCGTGTCGATAAATAGCAGGTCCGTCGGCTCAATCGGCGAAATCGCCAGCGTGGAGCAGATCGAAAACGTCCAGTCCGCCGTCGTGTGCGGTGCCATCGTCTTATGAACGCCGAACTGATCGTTTATGTCGTAACTTCTCAGCGTTGCCCGCCGCCCCTGCAGTCCGTGCAGAAACGCCAGCGTGCTTTCGCCAGTCCTCACGCCGAACTCGGTCACGTGGTCGCATTGCGACGCGAGGAAATAGAGCATCGGCAAATGCTCGTTTATGTCGCTCGACTTGCGCGTCGAGAATTCAAAAGCGTCGGCCATTGGCCCGCGCTGGATGTTTTGTGTGTTGGATTTCATGGTTGAGAATGTTTGGCGAGTTGTTGCAAAAGGTCCTTGAGTTCCTTTTCAACAGATTCGAGCGCCTGCGTCAGTGATCGCAGAATGCGCTGACCCTCAGTCCTCTGCTTAAGCAGCGCAATTATCTGCGCTTCGATTTCTTCTTTGGTTTGTTTCATGGTTAAAGTTGGGGCGCGACGATCTCGGTCCCATTGACCCAAAACTGTTCTTCGATGCTGCCGTCTGGCGTGACGAGCCGCACCGCTGGCCCGTCGAGCCGGTGAATCTTCCCGTGATGATACCACACGAACGAGCCGTCTGGGTTGGTGAATGCCGGTCCGCCCTCCGCGTGCAGCCGATTTTGTTCGTCGTAGAGCCTCATAGTTTTTTATGGAATGAAAAGCTGGGTTTGAAGAACTCGACCACCTTGGCGATGCCGCCGGCGCCGTTGCGGTTCTTGGCTTGGTCGATCACGACTTGCACCGTCGGCGCGTCAGGAACCGCCATCACTTCGGGGTCCGGGTAGAGCAACCAGACCCGATCTGCGTCCTGCTCGATTGCGCCTGACTCGCGCAAGCCTGAGAGCTTCGGCCGGCTGCCGTCCTTCTCCGCGTCCCGGTTGAGCTGCGAGAGCAGAATCACGGCCACGTTGAAATTCAGCGCCATAAGCTTTATCCGGCGCGACATGAGCGCCACCTGTTGCTCGCGTGGTGCGCGTGAGTCCTCGGCGTGCAGCAGTTGCAGATAGTCGATGACGACCACATGTGGCAGAGCATCCGCCGCCTTGAGCATCGCCACGCGGTCCTCGATGTCCGACACCGACTTGACCTGACGCACCTCGAAGATGTGCAGCCGCTTTTCGTCGGCTTTCATCTTCTGCGCCGACGCAATCCACGAGGTCTTGGCCGATTGATACTCGGCCGCGGTGCAGCCTCGCACGATGCCGGCGCTTCGCCCCAGTCGTTGCTTCGCGAGCCGGCCGACCAAGTCCCGCGCCTGCATCTCAAGGGAAACGATCATGGCCTTGCCGCCGCCGCGCACAACTGAGTCGGCCATCTGGATCGCGAGCGCGGTCTTGCCGACGCCTGGCCGGCCTGCAATCACGCACACCTCGCCGCCTCGGATCTTCCCGAAATACTCGTCGCAGTGTGTCATCCCTGTCCCGACGACTCCGGCCTCCTTGCCGTGCGTCTCGTCGTAAATGTATTCGTCCACGATGGCCGAAAGGCTTTTGGTCGCGCCCTGGATCGAAACCGCCAGCTCGGCCTCATGGATCGCTTTCCGTGCGGCCGACCAGTCCTCTTCCCATTCGCCGCCCTCCCGTGGCGTGACGGCGCCCAGAGCCTGTCCGAGCTTGGTGACGGCCTTGCGGCGCTTGTTCGCGTCGATGACTTCGATGGTGAGCTGCTTCGCAAAGATCGATGTCGGCTCAAGCGCGGCGATCTCCGCCAGTTGGCCCATGCTCTCGGCATCGATGGCCGAACCAAAGGCGCGACGGCCGACTTTGAAAACGTGCGTGTCCTTGTCCTCTGTCGCGGTCTGCACCAGAGCCTGCCAGATAATCCCGAGCATCGGGTCCGCGAAGGTCTCGGCGCTGATGCCGTGGTTGACTGCGCTTGCCACGGTCTGCACGCCGCCAGCCATGCACGCCGCGATCAGCCGGCGCTCCGCGGGCGATGGATCAGGAGCGGTCGATGATGCTTTCATGCGCTCGGCTTCCTTTCGCTGCGTCCATCGGTTTTTCGATGCGGTTCAGCCAAGCCACGAATCGGCGCCGTGTCGGCATCTTGCGGTTCACGCTGCACCACGTCCGCATCTTTGAATACTCCCGGCGAACGTCCATCAGGCTGTAAGCCGGATTGATTGCCAGTTGATTCAGCCAGTCCTCGTCGCTGATCGCGGAAACCTCCGCGACATCCTTTCCCTCCTTCTCTTTCTTTTCTATTACTCTTTCTATTACTATTACGTTGGGTTCCTGCTTAGGTTCTGCTTGGGTTATGCTTGGGTTATGCTTGGCTCCGTTGGCCTTCGATGCTTCGATCTTTGCTTGGGTTCGTGCTTGGCCTCCCTTGCGACCAGCCTCGCGCTTGCGTTTGATTTCGTCCTCCAAGTCAGACGGATAGCCCCAGACTCGAAGATCGTCGTCTTGCCAACCCATGAGGCTTTGCGCCCCGTCGATTTCCTCACGCGTTACGCCGCAGACCTGTTGCCACTGTCGATCTTTCCACGTCTTGCAGCCGGCGATGAGTCCGCCGTTTTCCTGCTCGTAGCAATAACCGAGCACGGCCACCCATGTCCCGCGAGCCGTTGGGTCGGAGCCGATAAATTGCGGAGCGCGAAGGTCCGAAGTTTTGATATTGATCCAGTTCATAAAAAAAAGCCAACCAAACGCGCGGGTGAAAATTGGCACCACTGAATGCCTCCGCGCGATTGGCTGGCTAAAGTTTGAACAGTCATTAGTGGTTGTAGGCTTTTCACGGCCTCGGTTCCTATTTACTCGATGCCCTCCACGCGTCAAGCCTCGCTCCCCTCGAATCGCTGCACGCTCACATAGACCCCAATCCTCGCGTCGGTGATCGCCCAATACTTTTCGACGTGGAGCTTCGCGACTTGCGAATCGTCCCGCCAGATCCGCCCGCCGCGCGTGATGCGGTCGAGCACGAGTTTGGCGAGATTGTCCGCGTCTGGCTTCGAGACGTGGCAGACCGGCGCGCTCGCCTTAACGTGTCCGCCCTTGCCGTAGTGGCTTTTAGGACGGCGAAAGAAAAACATCAGCTTGCAGTCAAACGCTCCGGATGCGTCCAAAACAAATGACCGCGCCCTGTGCTCGCGCTCGATGCCGAGATCAACGGCCCGCTTCCACGCGTCCGCCACATCCGAGTCATACATCCGCGCGACGTGCTTCGCGCCCATCTTGCGGGCGAAGGCTCGCGCTCGGGGTTGGCCCTTCGGGTCGCCGAAAATGAAGGTGGTCATTTGTCCTCCTCCCATTTGCCAATCGTGCGGAGGAAAGCCTCGGCGCGTTGGGCGGAGGTCGCAAACACATCTTTCCCGGCGTGCATGTAAACCAGCTCAGTGCGATACCGCTCTCGCTGGACGTTGTTCAGCATCTTCTCCGCCTTATGGATGGCGTTGAGGTCTTTGAGGTAGTCGGGCATGAACTCCGCGACGAGTTGCCCCAATTCGTCCGAGTATTCGCTACATTTGAAGCCACACGCTTTCGCGATGGCTATGCGTTGTCGATGCGGTTTCATTTCTTCGCTCCCTTCCGCAACCAGACGAGATGGTCCCGCTCAGCCGGCGTGATGCGGTGCAGCGCCAGTCCGAGCCGCCGCGCCCGTGCGTGGACATTGCTCAGCGTCGCGCCTCGCATGACTCGGACGATCTCGCGCGGTGACTGCATTTCGAGCAGCCGCCGGTCGATCTCAGAATTCGTTTTTTGATGCTGGGATTTTGATCTTACCATAAGGAGCCTTTCGTTTTTTGAACCGCCCGAGGTTGTCTCGGCCGGCCTGTGTTTTGCGTTCGTATGCGAGGTAGTCGCTGACCCATTGCTCGTCGCGGCCTCGGCGTTTGCCGAGCGCGTGCCCGAGCCAAAAGCAAATTGCGCTAGTGCAGACTGAGGTCGCAACGGTGATGACGAATAGTTCTTTCATGGCTGTCGCGAAATGAATACGCCGGTCACGAGCCACTCGACTTCGGTCTCGAGTTCGTCGGCGGTGAGCAGCGCCTGCTCAAACGTGCAGAACTTGTGCGCGGTGATGCGATGCTCAGGACTGACGAGCATGATTCGCCATTTGTATTTGAGGTTCGATTTCATCGCTGTTTGTCATACCAGCCCGGCAGTTTCA